TTTAAAAGGCCATAGTTTTCTAACCCAGAAACCCCAAAAAAATACGTCTTGTTTTGATATTTGTTTAAAGTCAAAACAGAAGCAATGTTCAGGCGGTTTGCAAGATCAACACGGGCCAAGCCTGCGGTTTCAAGTTCCAGCTCACCCCACTGAGTCATTACCTGATAATGAAAGCTTTGACGTTGAACAAAATTGAAGTTCGAGTTAGCTACTCCATTTGCGGAATAATCTCCGTATGCAGAAGTTTCACCTGTGGATTCAACGACGGTAAACATTGCTGTTTTATCGACCCAACTTCCCTTTTGAACTTCCGCACCAACAACTTCGGACGCCTTCATAGGAGAAACCAGAACTTCGATTAGTTTCGGATCAATAAAGGTCGATAGGAACGCAGGGATACCGGCATTGCTAACAGTAACTAAGGATGGCTGCGCATCGCACGCAATGCCATCCATAGCAACGCGTAAGCTAACGTTTTCTTTTTGGAAGTCAACGTTAGGAACACCCATAAAATGGATGCCCGCAGTTTCTTGTAGTGATTTAAGTACTGGATTCATTTTTAACCCCATGTGGAAATTTTGACAAGCTCACCAACTGCCGCAACAGACTGAGCCTTAAAGCTAGTCAATACGCCGCCGGTGGTCGTTACGGTGCCCGATGCAGTATAGGCAGCTGCACTTGTATCTAAGCGATAAAGCCCAATGCCGCCAGTTGCTCCGCTGATTTGAGAGGAAATAACTGCCCCGCTCGGTGCGCTTACTGGAGCACCGACTAACACCGTACCAGAGGCAACAGCGGTAACGTTAAGAACGGTGCCGAAACAAGTAGCAGTAGCAGAAGAAATCGTGGTCGCTGCACTTGTAACATATACGCCAGCGCCACCAGGAGTTCCGCTTGTTTGAGAAACAATGGTAATACCAGCGCTTATTCCTGTCGTTACACCTAGTTTGTCTCCAATGCTAATCAACCCAGTCACAGAAGTAACTGTAAGGTTTGTACCAGAGCCAGAGGCTGTGAACGTTGCGCCAATGCTTGCCGTAGTGCTTGCACCAGTAGCAGCAGAACCAATAGTCAATTCGCCCGTAGCATAAGTAGCATACACAGCAGCGCCAATAGTTGCAGCGGTAGAGCCGGTAACTTTTGCCCAGAAATCCCCTTCGTTAAACAAAGTAACGGGGAACCCTACTGGGATAGTCATGCTTGATTGACCAAGATATTCGGTAATCAATGCTTGCTGTTCGCGATGTACAAAGCCGGTAGGAGCGCCAACAAAAGTTCCATAGCTGCGAACAGTTGTCCCGTCCACATCATCGACCCATGCGAATCGACCAACTTTAACGCCACCACTACCAGCTACTAAACCACCAGGGCCAGCGAGCACAGTAGCACGAGGATTTGATGATGCAAAATCACCTTCAACCGCTGGGGCTGGAGTGAGATTGACTTGAGTTTGAAAACCTGTCATTTTTTAGTCCTATTTAAGCTTTTTTGAAACGAGCTGCTTGTGGGAATTTATCAATCATGCTTTGAGCATCTTGAGCAATTACCGCAGGCTTTTCCATGGATTTTTCCGATGCGACTTTAAACAGCGCACGCAATGCAGCAACGCCGGTAACGTCCTTACGATCAACCTTAAGGTGATCTAACGCAAACCCGTAAACATCAGCGGCGGAATCCATTCCGATAACGTCCCCAACAATGGGGCGAACATCACGAGCAGCTTCAGCGGCCTCTCTCATTTCTTTGCGCAGTTTGGCGCTCATTGAGTCCATTGCCGCTTTCACTTCTTCTTCTTTCATTCCTGGCTCATAGTCTGTTTTTTCGTCAATAGCCCCATTTTCAAACAAAGCGCAAGCCTCATCAATTAGAGCATCATCGACTTTCCCAGCCAGCAAAGAACGCAGCTTTTCAGCTGGGGATGCGTCAGTAGCAGGCATTAGAGGTTTAATAGCCTCCGGTTCGTCTTGCTCAACATCAAGCAAGGCGTCGATCACGTTATCAAGCTGCTGTGGGCTCAGCGTTGCATCAAGTGCAATCAGCTTAGCTGCTACGTCGGCTTTGTTTAAGGTTTTGCGGTTAGCGTTGCCCACAAGTGCAGGCAAAGCGGAATCCGCTGCCAAGACTGGGGAGGCCGCGCTAAGTGCCGCAAAAAGGGCTTTGCCCAATTTGGTCATCTTCATTTCGGTCTTTTCCTTAAAAGTAAAAGGGTTTGCGTCGGCGACTATCACGTCAGAGCCAGCCCTGCCGACAGCAACTAGGGCTAGATGGTTTCCTTTTATTTCAGTCATTCTTCCGTCAAACGGCTGCCCCTCAAATTCTCCGGACTCCATTATTGGAATATACCTATATGCGCATGATAGCTCACGAATTTTTTCCGTTTCAATTCCCGCAATCGCAGAAGAATCCCAAAAACATAAATCGGCATCAAGATAAGGAGAATCAAAAACAATATCAGAACCTATAGCGCCAACAATTAAATCAGGTCTAGGAGTATCTACAGTAACTGGGACATGCTCAGATAAAATTGGAAGGCGAGCAAAAGAGCTTGCAGCTTTTTCAAGCTCAATTGGGTCACGAAATAACCTATAAATCTTATCTTCCAACAACCCCAAATCTTGATAACCTGGTATTTCCTTACCGTAATAAGGATTTACAGTTGCTTTTGATATGTGTGACCTGGCAATATGCAAACGCCCGTCAGCATCAACCGATCGAGCGGTGCTATCAAATGCGACTTTAAATGTTGTCATAGATAAAATTATACATTAGAGTGTAATTCTACACCCTAAGATGTTGGAACTGTCACTTCTACAGCAAAAGAAATTCTTGTAATGCTTGTAACGGTTAAAGTTAAGTTTGCATCACTAAAAGTTGTTATTGAATCCAATATATAGCCATTGGGAGAAGGGATAGAAGCTCCATCGGCAATGCACAATAAACTAACATTAAAAGTGTCTGTAGTAATACCATTAGCCAAAAAAATGTTTTGATCGTACACAAACCCAGAAACTGGATTTCTAAGACGAATTTTTAAACCGCCAGTTTGAGCACTAGCCTTGTTTGCATAACTCCCCTGGACACGCCATAAATGGAACTGTCCGCCTATAGGGTTTTCAATCAATCGTCCCGTCGGGGTTGTTCCTCTAGACGCGTCAAACATTGCTGCAAAAGTTTGACTTGGAGCGCTAAATGGATAAGTCGTTGTTGGAAAACTACTCATCGAAACCGTTGCCGCATTAATATCAAATGTTTTTGCAACTCCGCTCGTAAAGTTTGAAAGTTGTAGGCTTGTTCCAAAGTTTGCTTTGACATTACCGTGATTATCTCTTTGAGCTTGTACCGCATTAAACTCCGTGGCCATTGTTGCGCCAGTAGTAGTCCCTGTTATCCATGCCATTATCTTGTCCCCAAAATCGAATTAGTTAAAAGCCAACCAGCAGCCTGTAAAATTGAAGATGAAAAAAGAGGATTTTCACCGTTTGCACTTACCGTCCATGATCTGTCGCGTAAAGAAAAAATTGCGGATTGTCCGATTGCTGAAGGCGGGCTGTTTGTGCCACCAGCAACTGAAATAGACCCCCCGCTAGAATTTTTAGCGTCTATAGTTGTCAAAACACCATTGACGCTCGTTTGATCTAATGCACACCCCTGAAAAAGATTGTTTAACACTGTCGTGTTTGTTGTTGATAACGAAGCGAACGGAAATGTTGTCATGCTTGAGCAATTTTCAAACATTGAGCTCATAAAAATACACCCCGAATAATCCAGCGTTGGAAATGTAACTAATGAAGAACAACCTTTCCATGTTGATTGAGAAAAAATAGCACTAGCAAGACTTATTACGGGAAAAGAAGTAAGTCCTGAACAACCTTCCCACGTCGAATTCATATTTTCAGAAAGCGCTGTGTTTATTGAAGGGAAAGAAGTCAGCCCTGTACAGCTAAGCCATGCTGCACCCATATCCGTACAATTTGACGTATTAATTGCGGGGAAAGAAGTTAGCCCTGTACAATTTCTCCAAGGCTGGTTAAGAATAGTACAGCTAGAAAAATCTAAAAGAGGGAAAGAAGTTAGCCCAACGCATCCTAACCATGCACTTGTTGCATTTGTACAACTGCTTGTGTCTATTATTGGGAACTCTTTAATGTAGGTCCATCCTCTCCAATATGAGGACATGTTTGTAATCGCCCCATAAGCATTATTCCCAGAAGACGATGCACCAGCATTTACAAAATATGTATATATCTCATTTATTTCTGTAGAAGACAAAGGCCTATCAATAACCATTGATCCTAAAACATACCCTTCTGGCATGAAATTCCTAGGTATGTTGAAAGAACCCGCTGTTTTTGCAAGCTTGTAAGCAACAACTCCACCAACAGTAGCGAGAACATAATACCCGTCAGGGATAGCATCCAAAGTTGCAGAAGCAATTGATTTGCCGCCATTGAAGTCAACAAATGGCCCTGAAGTTTTGTATAAAGGTTTATTCCCTGCTATCGACTGAGTAGCATTTATCCCAACGCCAGAAATATCAACAACCAACCCGACTGGATCATTATCGGAAACTACTGGAATCGTACCAGCATCATCCTGAAACAAATATGTTGTTTCCCACATATCGTAAAAAAAACCTTGCTCTCCGTTTTCATACAAATACTGAGGGAAAATCCTATTTGTTGCTGGTAAAACAGCACCGTTACCAATACAAGATGATTTAGTAGCGCGCAATCTCATTGCATTATTTCAGTTTTTTAGGGTGTTACGCCCCATTTTGATTCTGCATATGTCTCTATAGATGCGACATCGCTATCAGTCAGCGACCCAATTCCTAGCATGATTTCGCATAACCTGCAACCTAAATCAAGCCCAAGGTTAAAAGGAGAACATGTTGAGCCTTGTATAACTGTTGAGATCCCCCATGTGCCAGTAGCAATATTTGCTCCGTTCCAAAAAAGAGTAAGCGCAGTAGCATTGTTCCTAAAAACAAAACAATTTGGCAACTCATCCCTCATCCCGGTACCTAATCCCGAAATGGAATTCCCGTAAGAATCAAGGCACTGTACATTTTCACTACTCCCATTATAGTATCCTATAGCCGATAACGGAGAAATAACACGATTTCCTAGAACAGAATAAGTTTTATCTATTACAACGCTAGATATAGCGACAGCCCATCCTGTTGCTGTTAAATCTAAAAGCCCAGGAAGTAACATGTGTTGATCTAATGATGGGCCCCCTCCAAGCATTGAATTCAACCCGTTGACGCTAGCGGTTGAATAGATATATCTGTTGCTATCAGTATTCTGTGTTAAATGTTGAGCATTTGGGGTTTTATCGTCCCATTGACTTACTTTGCTACCAACAAGAGTAACAGTTGATGCATCACTTGCGTCATACCATCTGACTATTCCAGGTAAGTCTAAAGGCGAAAAATCTTTCACCTGACGCTTTGTCGATGACCCAATGCAAAAAGATTTTGTTCCTCTAAGTCGCATTAAATAAGCTCTGTAATTTCTGCCGCGCCGTCTGTTGTGGCATCAGAAGCTCTAATTACTGCAATGTTTGGGGTTGTGCTCGGGACAGCTATATCAATACGTTCTCCAGCCGCTAAATAATGGCTCGTTGCCGCATCTGCGGTTTGGGAGGTTGACCCAACAGAATATCTTAATGGGGCAATACGCGCAAACAAGCTAATCCTTGTTACGCCTGTAGACGTTAACGCTTGATTTGCGCTTGCTACCGTAGTAGCAATTTGTCTTGCTGTGGCTGGCTGCCCGAGCGTATCGACTACTAGCCTATTGTTTAACAATGCGGGGAGCTTGTCGTTGATAGAATCAACAAAAGCGTTTATAGTTACAAGAATTTCATTTCCTGCTTCTTGTAGAGCAGAGGTTGCGGACCCACCGCCAGCTCCTCCGCTATTTACATTTCCGTCTTGGTCAAGCGTCACAACTGCCTGAACCACCCGTCCATCATTTAGCAACACTTGATTTGTTTGCGATGTCATTTCTAATCTTTCAAATTGGTAAAATTGGCCTACTTACACACCTACAATTTATCTTCTCGCCTGGTTGAATATATTCCCCTGAAATATAGCATCCTTGCTCTATTTTATACGTTTTTCCATTAGCTGCCACATGATCTGGCCTTGGCTCTTTCCCGCCGTAAGAGTGCATCCATATAGCTTCTGTAATTCCTAATTCTAGCTGCCTTGTTCTGTTTACGACAGCATTAGCTTTATTTGACTGGTCCCTTGCTATTATTGCAGCTCTTTTCCCTATCTTAGGGTAAAGCTCTTTAAGCTCTTTTGTCATTGTTCCTAGATCCCGCCCTGCTGTGTATGATCTAGAAACTATCCCCTCGACTTGAGTCAAGTATTGTTCTGGTATTGATTTAATTAAACCTACATTTTCTGAAAGGGACGCAGTAAAAGAATCTTTTATTGATGGTGTCAATTTAAAATTGACGGTCCATCCTGAAGCTTTCAAAGCCTGCATAAAAGCAGAATCGCTAGATTTGTACATGTCGCGCACGTAAGATTCAGCTATCTTTGGGGCTTGCTCGTTGAATTTATCAATCCATCTTTGCTTAAGCGTTTTCATTACTTTATTGATTTTTGCATAAGGTGAACGAACCGAAGCCCATTCCTGCCTTGCCTTAGCGTATTCACCAGGTTTTGCATCCTCGGCAATGATCTTAGTAAGCGCTGGAGGATATTTCTTGTATGCAGCAGATAGCCAATATACAAATGAGTTGTTCATCTCGGCTATGAGGGATTGTAGCCGCTTTCTGTATGCGGCCTCAATTCCTCGATTTGCATGTACTGCGCGGGAAGTTTTAGGCATTGTTGCCAATTTACGCATCAACATTTATTCCATTTTTAGCTAGTTTTTCGTTCAGAATATTTTGTTTTTCACTTATAAATTCAGACAAGATATTTTTTGCTGCGCTATTACCTACGCCTGGTAATCGTTTTTTGGCTTTAGAAATTTCATACTGAAGATTTTTAATCTCCGCAAAATTATTATCAATTGCTCCTAATACGTCAGCCCCAGGCTGCATAAGAACCTCAATAGGACGTATTGTTGCATGTCCATCTGAATCAGTGCCTACCCTTTCCGCTCTATAAACTACAGGCTTTATTTTTGGATCTTTCAATCTAAGAAACATATACTCAGAAAGTGAGTCAGCTATATCTACAGGGTGGTCGTCAGAAGATACTTCTACGGCAGATAAGCCGTTGTGCGTTTCCCCGCTTACGTAGTCTCTTGAATTGGCGTCTTTTTTTAAATCGTATTTAGGATCAGCAGTCCACCTAATATAAACTTTGCCATACTTTTCTGATAACCGCTCAATATCGTCAATTGTTTTTTCTGCTGCTTTGAAATTTTTTGTGTTTATTTTGCTTTTCTCCACTTTTACGCCGCCGCCTCCGCCAGAACCAAATTGACCATTTTCTGCCCGTGGGTGGTCTTCCTCTTTAAATTCAGCATCTTGAGCGGCTTCTATCTCATCCAATGGGCTTGACTCGCGATATGGCTCCTGATTAGGCGGCACAATAACAGCATCGGTATCTAACCCATGAAAACCGCTTTCAGCATCTTTAGCCAGCTTTTCTCTTACTTCGCTTGGATCAATAATGCCAGCTGCAACATAGGCGCAGCTAGTTGTTCCATCAATTGCCCGAATATCTGCCAACTCTTTTGGAGTCATTTGATACAAAGGCACAAAATGAAATTCTATGTCGGGATCAATTTCTCCAAATAACGAAAGCTGCACCACTTGCAAAATAGTCTCAATTGGCCCACGGTAGAACGATTCTTGTTGTGCGCTAATCCAGTCGTAGAAAACTCTAATCTCGCCTTCGCTTGAAGCATTTAAACCGCTTGGCGAAATTCCCGTAAGAATCATTGCAGGAATTCTGCTTACACTACACATGTGCTCTTGCGCTTGTGCTTGCAAGTGATCTAATCCACTAAGCGGCGTATTTACTTGTACAATCTCCTCGCGTTCTTTATCCAGAAGCATTAACCCACTATTGCTTCGATTTGCGGTGAAAAGCTCGGCCCTTTTCAGTATTCCTGTCCCATCATCCTCTCCCTGAAGCACTTGATCCATGCTTGTCGCTAAGCCAGTGATCGAAAAGTTGTTGATTAGGTTAGAAACACTTTGACGAGTACGTAGCCAGTTATCGACATAAGGCTCAGCTAGCTGGCTAAGGCTTATCCCAGAAAAGTTGAACGCGGGCTTAAGCATGTCAGGCAACTCGCGCGTAATGATTGTCATCATGCGTGACGCATGAATCTTTTGTCCTAGCATATACCAACTAGAGGGCTTATAAAAATCTGGCGCTGATGGGTCTATGGCATTATATGCGCTTGGAGTAGTCCAGATAGGCTCAACATTAGATATGCGGTTTAGGCTTCCTTTTTGTACTGTTCTTGAAGAAAGAATAAGAGGAGTTTCTTTGTCGTGTCCGCGAATATCAATGTATATTTGCCCTCTTCCGAAATAAGAATCGTGTGCGGCAGCTCTACCTATAATTTCTCTTACACCCAGCCTTTTAAATTCTTCCTCAATTGCTTTTATTTTTTCGCTTGAATCTTTCCCATCCGCTTGTTTACTTGTAAAATCAATCCATTCGCGCGTTATTTCGGTCGCCATTGAAGACGCAAAGGCTCGATACTCTGGACGCGTGGATAACTGGGATAAATAAGCAAACCCAGGGAACCCGCTGAAAGAATAAGAAGCTGCCATGTTCTCAAACTGAGAAGTATATGGGCTGTAATCCATAGCAAGGACTGGAGCTGTAACACCTTTTGGAACTACTCCCGGCATAATCTGAGGCGCTTTAACCGGGTAAGCGTATTGGTTATTTGATTGACCAGCATTTTTAGCGCGTTGAACTGCTACCCGTAAAAGATTTTCTTTCTCTTCGGGTTTGGCTTTTGCATCTATATGAGCTTGATCGGGTTTTTGCTTTTTGAAAAAAGAAAACATGGTGGGGTTTTGTAATGTTGCTATATTCTACAGTTTACCGCCTCTTTGCAAGCTCTATTGCTTGAGGATTTATTTTCATTTTAAATTGATTGTTTACTAGTAGATCATTTATTGCATCGATCATAGGGTCGATTTGATCGTCGTGCGCGTGGCTATCGTCACCAGTAAAAGATTCGCACTCACTCAAAAAATCACTAATATATGTCGCTCCCTCTGGGATGTACACGTGGCCAGACTCGATGTAGCCAAGCACATCAAACAAGCGCGTGTATTTATCCTTCACTCGCTCAATTGCATGCACCGGGATGCCGTGATGCTTTTGGATGTCTTGGATTAAGCCAGTCCCGCTTGCTTTGTCCTCTATCTTCATGCCGCGTAATGCGCCAAAATCTTTGACATCCTCGGATTTATGTTTTAGCCAAAATTGCAAGCATCGCATTTTTAAGTCAGGAGCCTCCCATTTCCCCCGCAGCTGGTCAAGCAAGTAGGCTTTGCCATCGTCACCCTTGCCCCAGCACTGGAAAACAGAGTAATCATTATGTTCTTTAGTCTTTTGGGCTGTGTCCGCATAAATCCATCGATGTTTTATCGTGGGTGGTTTGGTGTATGTCTTGAACCACTCTGTTTTGATGATACGCCCGCCACGAGGATTTGGCCTTTGCTGTAGCTGCCCTGCCGTAGCGTGCGAACCAAGGGATAGCTCAAGCTGGGCTACCGTTGTCTCTGGGAAACGATCGGGGAACATAAGATCTCCGACTTTCGTCCTAGGGTCTGTTTGTGCCGTGGCAAACTTTGAGCGGCCATATTCGTACCGCATTGGGATAAGAAGGTGGTCATATCCAAGCTCTACAGCCACATCCGATACATCACCTACTGCAAGACGCTGCATAATAATAATGATCGCAGAATCGTCATTGTTTACGCGACTTGGAAGAGCTTCCCTAAATGTCAGCACGTCGCCAGCCAGTTTAATCCGACTATTTGCGTCGTCAACGCTGTGCGGGTCATCGATAAGTACACGGTCACCCCGGCTGCCGGTCATGCCCGAGAAAGCCATAGCCTCCCTAAAGCCGGTCTTGTCGTTCTCAAACTTGGTTTTGGCGTTTTGATCGCCAGTTAGCGTTATCGGCCATAGCTTCTGGTACCACTCAGACTGTATAAGCCGCCGGCACTTTGTGCTATCACGTACTGCCAAGTCCTGCTTGTGTGCTGTTCCTAAATAGCGGAGATTCGGCCTACCCTTTGGGCCCCATTCCCAAGCGGGGAAAAGAACAGAAGTCAGAATTGACTTCATACAACCAGGAGGGACATTCATAAGCAGCCGTTTAATGTCTCCATTAGAGACTGCCTCTAGGTGCTCACAGATAGCATCGAGCGCCCATCCCCACTTCAGTGGCGTGGCTGGCTCAATCACATGCCAAGCCCTTTTCGCAAAGTTGGAAAAAGACTTAGCGCAATACGCCCTTTCTATTTCTAGCCAATCATTCGCGCTCAGCTGCATCTTTTAAAGCTAACAACTCGGCAAGCGCTGCCGCAGAAAGTTTCGAAAAGTCCACACCTTGCGGACGTAAGCTTCCATCACTATTAAGTAAGTCTAACTTCTGTGGCGCGTTGTAGCCGTGCATAACGTTAAGCTCTTTAACGGCCCCAGTCATGCCGGAACTGTTCTCTGCTTGCTCAGCTACCTTATATGCTTTTGCAAGCGCCTTAACGCTCATTTCACGCGTCCAAAGGGCTTTTGCGCTGATCTGGTCTTTAAGTTCGGCAACCCTATGGGATACGTCTGGGTTTAACATAACCTTGTATGCGCTATCCTGGATAGTCTCATTCTTTGTATCAGGGCTTACGTTGTAGGCTGTGCGGTATGCATCCGCTTGGGTCATCCCCTTTGCTACGCATTGGGCGAAGTGCTCTTGTTTAGGGGTTAGGCTCATGTCTTCATCTCCGCGAAAGGTTTACCTGTCTCTTCGTGTATTGCTTTAAGTCCTGTTATTTAACTTCAGAAGTTTTCAGTTCATGCAGCATCTGCGTTTGAATAATAGAACCCAATTCTTCAATATCCTCAGTTGGGACACCTACTAAAGCATTCCAACAAAGAGCCATCCTCCTAGCAATACATTGAGAATCACCGCTGCCAATGTAAAAATCCTCTAGTTCAGAAGGTTCTTTTGATGGGTCTGTAAATATTTTATTACCATAACTGTCCACCTCTAAAGAACACAGTGCCTTGCAACTTTCCGAGTTTACGCATCGGCACCTATAACCAAATTCTATCAACTCCTTTGTTTTTGCTTTTATTTCTTCGTTTGTCATTTTCATAAATTTAGGGGGTTTTTCGTTTGCATTCATTTTGCGGGGCCTCTTAGATCACGCGATGCCTCAATAACTGCTGCCGTTGCCATGCCAACGGGAACACACGACAAAATCCTTGCCGCTGGAGCGCTTTTTGCTGCAATAGTAAACTTATCTTTAACGCTTGCTGCTGCCCAGTGTTCGCCAAGTAACTGCTTAGACTGAGCCCATCCATGAGGTATCCACGATGTAATGGACGATCCGATACCGCCAGCTACACCGGATGCAACTGCATCGCCGTATTGCCGCTCATTGCTGTATCCTGCAGCTGATCTCATTGGCGCGTAAGCGCAAGTAAATCCAGCCGCAAAGCAAGCCTCGCTAAAAAGCAAAGCGGTCATCCCTGCTGTTGCTGGCCTGCCCTGAGCCCAATTTGTAGGTGGGACGCCTAACGCGCTAGCCAATACTCCGGCTGGAGCAGTTGCCCACGCCGCCTTATCCTCAGGGAGATAGTTAACAGCCGCAGCATTTATCACACCCAAAGACGCGCGAGGACCTAACCGTGCGGCTCCATCTAATAGCATCGTATGGCCGAATGTATGTGGCGGGGTGTATCTCCCAACTTGAGGTCCAAGAACATGGCGAGCAGCGCTCATTGTTGTCCCCCGCCTCCATTGGTTATTGGCCGTATGGTAAGGAGCCATAGCTACAACCTCTGCGATTTTTAAGATCGGAGCTTTACATACCGCAGGCATCGCATCAAATACGTCTACCTGATATCTAATCCCTTGGCCAATATCTTTAGATAATTCTTCAAGTGTTTTCATTTTTTACTTTATGAAATTAATAAACAAAGTTGTTAGTGATGATGGCCGGTGCTGATCTCCGGCTTTGCTGCCCCGGCTAGAGCCGGACGGACATCACACCACAGCATCTACCATTTCTCGTCCCGCCACAAAGTGACGGTTTGGAGTCGAACCAAAGCGCATCAGCCTACGCATGCATCATCACTAACAACTAGCTTATATTTACAGTGCCATAACCTCAACATCATTACTTTTTTTCTTTCCGTTTAAAATCCCCCAAATCCTTTGTTCTGTTTGCCTATACGCTCTAATCATATCCCTGGCTGCCACAGAATCTAACACCTCCGTGTAATCCTCAAGCACAGCTCTTACAGCCAACAAACCAGGACCATCAAGCCTTATTTGCATGCCGTCTAGATTTCGTTTCCCGGCTGCGCCAAGAGCTTTTACAGCATCACCAAGTAACCCTGACACATCGCTAACAACGCCAATATTAACAAGGCTCTCTAAAATGTTAACAGCATCAGCGCAGTGCCGCCAATCATCCCGTGACGGATTGTCACCACTTGCTATATTGTCAAGTGATGAAAAAATCCTGGTTAAGTGGTACGTCCTCTGATCTATAGGCAGAGGATCTGTAGGACTTGCCATCATCTCGTCCAATAGCGAGTAAGTTTGCATCCTTTGATGTTTTCGTTTTTTCATTTCGGGCTTATCTCCACTACTACCATCCCGCCGATCTGATCGCTTTTTGCGATAGTCAACGTCCAGTGCTTGTCGTCAACGCCTAGAGCATCAGCAAGACCATCAAGCCCGGCCTTTGTTCTGGCCAAAGCATTATCTAAATCGAAGGCTCTGCGCGTTGGCGCTTGGAATGTTAGATTTACATGCATCCCTTGCGCTTGTACCTTTTTGACCCCCTGCATTATTGCCTGCACCCTGCACACCTCGCGGTAAGTCTTTTTTACCTTTGCCAAGACAGCCCAATGCACCCTTGCATTAGGGCTTAGTTCTTTCGGAGGCCATGGCAAAACAACTCTCATATTACAGAGCACGCTGGAGATAGTTGCTTAGCTTTTCGTGCAGATCAACATTAATCATTTTAGCTTTGCCAGACGCTATCCGCAAAACCTGCGCATAAGTTACACCACAAGCCTCAGCAACAACAGAGGGCCTACGATCTTTTAACAAATCAACAATTTCGCTGATGTGAAGCAATTTTTTTTTGCTCATTTTTCGCCTTTAAATTGCATATTATACATCAAAATTAGCGGCACGTAAAAACGGTGAAACCAAATCACAATTTATAACATTTTATTTTTTCGCGCTGTTTTATTTTTATTGTTTTTTGTGTATAGTAGAGGTCATGGAGGCAAAATGCCTACCTGCCGCGCCTCGGGCAATCAGGGGCAGGAGATAGTAATGAAAAAAATCTACACAATCAAGAAAAAACAATCAAGCTCTGGGTCTATCCACGATCTTGCAAGCGACACAAAAGATAGAGATATAATTTTTAGAGATGGGTGCGTTTACGCTGTAGTCACAGCAAGTTTTTATGGAGGGAAAGGGTACACGACGCATAAAACACAAGATGCGGCAATATCTGCCAGTCGCAGGCTTACAAAATTAGGATATAGCCATGAGATTATTGATAGCAGCGGTTGCTCGTACGATGTCTACATTTACATGTTGGCAAAAAACTAATTAAAACACAAAATGAACACACACAGCAATAGAGGCCGTCTTACCGTTGATATTGGCGGCAAATGGAAGCTATATACCAATTTTATCCCTGCCTCGTCTATCCCAATTGGTGTCGTGCATCGTGGTGATTTTGGCTCCGGTGCGCTTGTAAAATTAAGCTCAGGGTTTTATGTCCAAATAAACGCTGGAGTTATATCAATGATTTGTCAAAGAAAAATTGCAGCAGCAATAGAGAAAACAACTCAAAAGCAATGACTTTTTACATAATTTAGAAGGTCCTCCTCACTAAATCCGTAATGTTTCTCGAATCCTTTTGTTCCAAGCCCATGTATGCCAGTGTTACCTCTGTGGTGTTCTGGGCATAAAGGGATTACATCAAAATGGCTCGCTCTTTGACCCATCCCAGTTCCGCGTCTAGGATGATGTAACTCTGCCGGAGTTCCGGCATAACCTAAACGCCTGCATACCGCACACCCAAGTTCTGCTACTTTTTGCATGTGCTTTTTTTCTGCTTTCGTTACCATTTTCTCTCCAATTAGTGGGGAGTATTGGATTCGATCAAACGGCGGAGGAATTATAAGCTCACTGATCTAACTACAAAGTTTTTCGGTATCCGTATCCGTAGCCGGAGCCGTCGCCGCATCCGGCACCCGGGCCAGAGCCGCATCCTGAGCCTGAGCCGGATCCGTCGCCAGAACCGTAGCTGTAGCCGTATCCGTAGCCGTCGCCGCATCCGGAACCGTAGCTGTCGCCATCTCCATCTCCATCGCCATAGCTGTAGCCGTATCCATAGCCGTATCCGTTTCCGTTGCCGTCTACGTAGCCGTCGCTGTTGCCGTCGCCGTCGCCGTCGCCCGAGCCGTTTTTTAATGAGTTAACCATTTTTGATGCTATCCTTTGCTGTATCTGAGCAAATAATCAGCTCGCATACGCCAGTTAGATATATCAGAGGGTTCTCCGCGTCCAACTTGCTCCCAACTTTTACCCCGTATTGAGCAACCCCTGACAATGCGACTCCGTTACTTGCATTTACAATCCACGACCACAGCCGCCGCGAATCTTTCAAAATCGCGTTTTCTCCGTCTACGGTAACGACCTCTCCGGCATGGACCCCCGCCGAGTAGGATCTTGCAACTACATATTGACCAACAAATGGATGATTTTTCTTTATCTTTTCATGGCGCGCGCTAAACAGCGCTCGCAATCTCTTTAAGATCTTTAAAAGTAAATTATCAATGCTCATTTTTGTTTCCTTTTGGTTCCTAGACTATGAAATTTATCTGAATCATTACGTTTTTTCGTGACGTTCACTTGTAACATACGCTATTAAATTAGTAGATTATTTAGTGATGATGACCAGTGCTAATCTCTGGTTTAGTCGTCAGGATTTCATTTACAGCTACACCTACCATCACGACTACTGCTGTCTAGCGCGAATTAGCTTTCGCATCCATCATCACTAACTAATCTACTAAAAATTTAAAATTCAATTCTTTTCTAGCTGTTGAGCTCGTCTAGAAAAATCATTAATTAACTCCGAAGCAATGCTCTGAATTGCGTAAGCTTCCTGCTCATCTCCTGGATTAGTCTCTCCATAAAATTCGCACCATCCTTGCCATACATGCACAGCCTCATGTATTAGGAGGCCGCAAATATCTAAATGATCGCGATCTTTGTAATTTCTTAGGTGAATAACGGCAGAAACACCATCATTATCAATACAAACGCATGAAGAAGCATCAGCAATCTCATTGACACGAGATTTAAATTCTTCAAGGAGTTCCATTGATTTATTTCTTTCCTCATCAGACAAGCACAAATACAATGTAATCGCGGGGCATAAATTTGTTATTCCAATTTTACATTCTTTAGTCATTTTTTCGTATTGAAAATAAAAGTTTAAAAAATACCAAAAAAAAGCCCTTACTGCTGCGCTCTAAAGTGCTGGACCACTTTTGCCGTTAGGCAAGAACGCATGAGTAAGGGCTGATGTTGTCTTGTGTGTCCAGCACCTGACAAGACAAGTATACCACAAAAAAAGAAGCCCGCAACCTATCTCTAGGAGTGCGGGCAAAAACCAAAGGATTTGTGAATTGTGCAACTCACCAATGTATTGTAGCAAAAAAATTTTTCATCACTACGAACAACATGGGTTTTAGTGCTATACTCCTATCCCTATGAGGGGTTTTGCACTGCTACGTACTAGGTGGCGATAGCGCAAAGCCTCCCACGGCCTAACGCCTGCCTTTCCTTGCTAGTACCAAGGTAGGCAGGCGTTTTTTTTGAGAGTACTGACATGAGAGCTAATGTTGGCAATTTTTACAATCAATCATATTTAATCTTTGCTACGCGATTAAAAATCGTGTTATTATCATCACCTTAACAACACAAAGGAAAAAAATGCAAAACGAAAAAATAGAGCCTGCGCTAAGGCTCGTAAAAGAGACTCAATGGGTTGGCGGTGCCAATGTGCAGAAAAATTTAGACTGCGCTCTGCGATCCATGAATTTTGAGACATTTAACGGCGGCCTCTATAATCCTACTGCAAAAAAAATAAGCGGCGTTAAGGGTTTATTTTTAGTCAATAAAGACGGAAGTATCCACTACGAAACTCGCGCGATCAAACAAGAAAACGGTACATTTGTAATTGAGTATCTTACGAATGCAGGGCTTGATGTTGTTATATCAGCATTACGATAACAAAGATCACCGTTTAAAGTGGTAAAATAAAAAGGTGTTGGCTTTGGATTGCTATGTAGAAGATAGCCAAAATCCAAAGCCTGCAAACGGCCTAACGCCTGTCTTTCTGCGCTTCTACCGCAGTAGGCAGGCGTTTTTTTTGGAGGTTTGAAAATGAGTTACTCGGAAAAGCTACTAGATCCACGATGGCAAAAAAAGAGATTAGAGGTTTTAAGTAAGTCTGACTGGGCGTGCGATTGTTGTGGGGATAAAGAAACAACACTTAACGTGCATCACAAACAATACTTTAAAGGCAGAAGCCCTTGGGAGTATGACAATCAGCAGTTGACGTCTTTATGTAAGACGTGCCACGAAGAACATCACAATAGTGATGACCCACTATTAGAAATAGTTTCACGCTTACCTATAGATGGACCTGGCTGTAGGAATGAGGCGGCGTTTTTGCTTGCTGGCTGGTCAGGGCAGGAGGTCGAATTTCCGGCGGAAGGTAAGCACCTAAGAAATATATTTCAGGCTGGTAAAGACTTGAGAAACAAAGGGGATCAGAATGGCACGTATTAGAACGATCAAGCCAGAATTTCCACAGTCTGAAAGTATGGGCAGGGTTTCGCGTGATGCTAGGCTTTGCTTCATCCTACTTTGGACTATCGCAGACGATTCTGGTAGGCTTCGCGGAAATTCGCGAATGCTCGCGAGCCTTCTTTTCCCGTATGACGATGACGCAAAGAAGCATATCGAGTCATGGTTAGGCGAGTTAAAAGCTGAGGGATGCATCCATCGGTATGAATATCAAGGCACAAACTACATTCAGCTCATGAATTGGCAGGCGCATCAAAAGATCGACAAGCCAAGCGCCTCAAAAATACCGGATTACAAGGGTTGCGAGCCTGCCTCTGATACCTCCATCGAACATTCGCGAACATTCGCGAGCCTTCGAGAACATTCGTGCGAGGATCAAGGAAGGGATCAAGGAAGGGAAAAGGAAAGGATCAAGGAAGGGACCTATAGCGCAGAGCCGCAAAGCGACTCCACGCCATTAATCCCGTCAGTGATTGATTTGCCTCTTGTTGACAAAACAGAATTTGCGATTACCGGAGATCAGGTCGATGAATGGGCGGCGGCTTATCCTGCTGTTGATGTCATGCAGGAGCTGCGCAAGATGCGCCAGTGGTGCATTGCTAACCCGCGAAAAGGGAAAACACGAAAGGGGGTGCTGCGCTTTGTGACGCAGTGGCTAGCATCACAGCAGGACAAGGGCGGCAGCTTGCGAGGTGTTAAAGACACCCCTACGGCATACCGACGAGATTTATCTTTTGAAGAACGAAGCGCAGAGGCTGCACGCTTAGTTTTTGGATTTGACGATAAAACAGAAATCATGGAGATTGAAAATGATTAAGACCGAACAACAAGAATTTAATGCTTTTCTTGATGCTGTGGCTACTATGCTTGGCCGGCCTTCACCTTCGCCTTTACAACTTGCAATGTATTTCAGAGTTCTTGAAAAATACCCACTCAAAACAGTTCGCGCAGCGATTGATGCTCACGTATCAGACCCAGACCAAGGGAGATTTTTCCCCACACCGGCCCACATTATTGGACAAATTGACTCTCAAACAGAGCAACACCCTGGCGAAGCTGAAGCATGGGCAATTGCACTTGATGCAGCTGACGAAAACAAGACAGTAGTTTGGACTCCACAAATGGCCGAGGCTTTCGGCGCGTGCAGGTCTGTGCTTGACATTGGCGACGAGGTGGGCGCAAGGATGGCGTTTAGGGCCGTTTACGACCGTTTGGTTAAAGAGGCCAAACGAGAGGGTGCGCCGATAGTTTGGAACGTTTCAGAGGGTTTTGACAAGTCCCAAAAAGAGGCAGCATTGGCTATTGCTCAAGAGCGCGGGAAAGTTGGATGCGAGGAATTGCAGCAGATTGGCTACACAGAACCGGCCACGACATACGCTCCGGAATGGGTGCGTGATTTTGCAGCGAAGCTGAAAGCTGGGCTATCGTCAAAAAAAGAAAGCATAGACGAGCAGGAGCGCAGGCGCACGCAAGAATTAAAGGTGCAGGCTGCTCATAAGGTACATGGATATTCTGGGATTACGCAATGATTCAACGAAAAGAGACGTGCTTAAAGTGCCAGACTGACCACGACTTTCAAGCTGGCTTGATCATCACGCGCGGCGGCTTCAAGCGGTTTTTTTGCTTTTTCTGCCTCGAAAAAATCAAACAAAAGAAAGAGAAGGTATGAAATGCGATCCTTGCAAAATAACTCTTGGAAATCCTCTATCGGGGAGGTACAACATGGCATGCCTAGATTGTTGCACTCGGCTAGTACTGAGCGCATACCCATCAAAGAGGCAGGCGGCGGCGATGCTTGCAGCCATAGCGAAAGCGGGAAAGATTGGACGGGCAGATGTTTTGGCATCCGTGAGCCAGAGCGTGGAGAAACCCCTCTGAGCCGAGACGAAGTGCTTATTGCTATTCGTGACGGGGTGATATGGAAAAAATAAGCATGACGCTACACGAGCCAATGCAAGCGCACAAAGTGCTTACCACCCAGATTTGGCCTCACGTCAAAAACTGTCTCATGGCTGGCCAAAAAGTTAGGATAACCATAGACAAAGAGACGCGCTCTATTGAGCAAAATAGCAGGCTTTGGTCCATGCTTACAGACGTTAGTAAGCAGGTGGATTGGTACGGAAGGAAACTCTCCCCAGAGGACTGGAAACATATTTTTACTGCTAGCCTAAAAAAGCAGGACGCCGTAGTCGGTATTGATGGAGGTATCGTTGTGCTTGGGCTATCTACTCGCAAGATGAGCAAAGCTACAATGTCGCAACTGCAAGAGCTTATAGAGGCTTTTGGAGCTGAGCGTGGCGTGATGTTTCGCGCTGTAGAAAACGTTTAACAGAAAGGAAATTCTCATGGATAAATTTATTTTCAAAGCATTTTGTGTTGTGTTTTTTTTGTCGATAACCGGATGCGGGAAAGCAGATAGGTTCATCGCAGGAGTAATCGGCCATGGCGCTGAGATCTGTCAAGACGGCGTTGTGTACCTCCAGTTCACCTCTGGAGTTTCTGTTGCTTACCAAAAAGACGGCAAAGTCAGAACTTGCGACTGACTAAAAAACATAATTTTACACATTTATTTCTTTGAGCAATGAATTATTGTGTTTGATTATGTTATATTAATCACATCCGAAAGACGCGGATTAAACCAAAGGACTAAGAATGAGCAACTTAACAATCCAAGATGACAAAGCAAAAATTTCAGAAGGCGAGCTTATTGAAGTGCTTGCGACTAGCTTATTTGTGGGCGCTAGCATAAACGCCATAAAAATGGTGCTTGGTTATTGCAAAGCGGCTGGACTTGATCCCCTGCAAAAGCCTGTGCACATTGTGCCCATGTGGGATAGTAAATCTAAGATGATGCGCGACGTTATCATGCCTGGAATCGGTCTTTATCGGACACAGGCCGCAAGGTCAGGTTGTGCAGGCGTTAATGCACCAGAGTTTGGCCCTGATGTCACAGCAACACTAGACGGGCAAGAAATAACTTTTCCCGCTTGGTGCAAGGTAACGGTCAAAAGAAGACTTTTAAGCGGCGAGGTTGTCGAGTTTACAGCTAAGGAGTTTTGGCGAGAAAACTACGCGTCAAAAGGCGGACAGGCAAAAAGCATTGCACCAAATGCGATGTGGTCTAAGCGCCCGTATGGTCAGCTTGCAAAATGTGCAGAGGCTCAAGCATTGCGAAAAGCGTTCCCAGAAATTGGGAGCCAACAAACAGCGGACGAAATGGAGGGGAAAACAATAAATGATTGTGATTCACAACCCTTAGTAATAGAGCATACAAAAGAATACGAGGACTACATGGCTTTTAAGCAAGAGGCATTCACTCAAATGATGTCCGTGGCAAAACGTGGTCACGATGCGCTGGTAAAAGAATTTGCGCGAGTCTATTCAGTGGATGCGCTCAATGAACAGCCAGAGAAAAAAGAGCTTAAATACAGATTCTGGAAAGAGCACGGCGAAGAAATTAAAGAAGCCGCGATGAAGTCTGATCGTGATCGTGTCAATGAGATGGCCGCAGAGGATGACGAATGAAGCAGGGCACGCCAGAGTGGCACGAAGCAAGGCGAGGAAAGCTCACCGCATCACGCCTTGCTGACGTAATCGCTAAAGTAAAAAGCGGAGGCGCATCAGCATCACGGGCGGCCTACCTTGCGCAGCTTGTAGCCGAGAGGATAACGGGGCGAGTCGAGGATGGCTACACAAGCGACGCAATGCGTCACGGGACAGCCAACGAAGCAGCCGCGCGATCAGCGTATGAGTGCGAGGCCTGCGTTTTTGTCATTGATGCGCCTTTTGTCGATCATCCTACTATTGCGATGTCAGGCGCCTCGCCCGATGGATTTGTCGGTAGCGATGGCTTGATTGAGATTAAGTGCCCAAACACAAACACACATATAGACACGCTACTTAGGGGCAA